GATACGCAGAAGATCGAACGCGTCTTAGCGTTGCCCTAGCTTCTGCGCCCTCTCTCCGAAGGTGCCAGATCTTCTACCCGTTCCTTAGCCGCTCGGAAAGCTTCGCGCGCGTCCCCGCCCTCGGGGTACCAAGTCCCCGAGGGGGTGAGCACGTGCGGCACTAGGAGCTTGCCCCGCGTATCGGGGCGCCACGTTGCGGGGGTTCTCGAGGGGGCCACGCCCGATTAGTACCACGGGGAGAGTAAACGTACAGGGCCTAAGCTCCGTCCGTGGAAACCATCCTATTTGCTCTCTCCGTTGCTTCGACCGTAGCGGGCGCTACCTGGTATCTCGCGGGGCGTTTCGCGTCCCTTGATGCGAAGGTGGAAGAAGTCCGCGGGGAATTGACGGACATCCGCGCTGCGATGTTTCGCGCCGAAGCCTCGAAGCAAGAAGCCCCGAAGAGCAAGCGCCGGGGTTCCCGGTGAGCTTCCGAAATATCACTTGGCAGCAAGCCGCGGTCTTGATCGCAGCGCTAGCGGCTACCGTTGTATGCTACAAGTTCCTTGGGCCCGATGCTGCGGGCGCGGCTACCGTCGTTTCTACGGTGCTTGCGTTTCTCATGGGTCGCGATCCTCCGAGCAACCCCCCGCCCTCGGGCGGTAGCGCTTCGGGACCTCACCCCGCGCTCAAAGTGATCACGGGCGGGGCTGCGGCTATCGCTCTCTTGATCCTCTTGATCGGCCCGGCTCTCGCTCTGCTCTCGTGTGCCTCGGGCTTGGGTCCCGCGGACTATGCGGAGATCGGATCGCATACTTCGACCCTCGAGCGCTGCTTTTCAGAAGGCAAGGCGGACGGCGGACGGGCGCAGTACGACGCTTGCAAAGCAGACGCGGGGATCAAGTGAGCACTGCGGCTAAGGTTCTCGCGTTCCTGGTAGAGCACCTCGATCTCTTCGAAGTGATCTACGAAGCTATCGAATCCAAGGGCGCGGACAAGAACGCGATCAAGGAAGCGATCAAGAAGAGCATTACGGCTGCGTACGACGAACGCGCTAAAGCCGAGCTCGCGCCGTGACCTCCCGAGGGGCGTTGAATATTCCGGGCTTCTGCGACGGGATCGACGTGTCACTCTTGCAGCACCCCGCAGAGTACGAACGCGTGAGGCAAGCGGGCTTCCGTTTCTGCATCGTAAAGGGCTCGGAAAATTGGAGCTACAGGGACCCTCGAGCACGTGAGCATATCGCGGGGTGCCAAGCTGCGGGCTTGCTCGTAGGCGTCTACGGCTACGCACGCCCGGGCGATCCCGTTGCGCAAGCCGATAACCTCGTGCGGTCTATGGGGGACGTATGGCTTCCCCGGCCCGTGCTTGACCTCGAGGATAAGGGCTTCGACGCTTGGGAGCCCGAGCGCGTTGTGGCGTTCGCCGAAGCGTTCTTAGACCGTCTCGATACGCACGGCGCAGCACACGGGGTTCTATACACCTACCCAAGCTTCGCAGCGAAGATCCAACCCGCGCTATCGAAGAGCTCGCGGCTAGCTAGTGCGTCCCTTTGGTTGGCGCAGTACGCGACGCTTGATCGTCCGTGGGCTCCCGAGCCCTCGGGGGTAGAGTGGGCCAAGGCGCCGAAGCCTTGGGCCGCGTGGACCATGTGGCAATACTCGGGCAACAAAGGCTACCGCGTCCCTGGCATCGGGGTCGATTGTGACCGGAACCTTTTCCGCGGGAGCCTAGAAGATCTGCGCGCATGGTTCGGGCGCGGCTAAGCGTCCCGCGTGTCCCGCACTTCGTATTCCGGGTCTTCGTATTTTCGAAGGCGGGGATCTGCGGCAACCCAAGCGGAGATCGTAAGACCCCCCGCAGCCGCAGCCGCGCGCACCCTTTCCGCCGTCTCGGGCGCTAGCGAGAGCTCGAGGCGCTCCCCCGCGCGTTCGGCGTGGGGGGTGCTCTTGCCCGAGGGGCCACCTACGCGCGGGCGCTTGATGCCATGCGAGCGAAGCCACGCCCATACGGGGGACTTGGCGGGGTAGGCGCGGGCAAGCTCCCGCAGGGGAGGGGCTTGCCACTCGTAGAGAGCCTCGGGCCCCCCGAGCGCTTCCACGCGCAGCCCGCACACGAACGGCGGGACCCCGTTGGGAACGGCTCGAAGCTTCCAGCCTTGGAACGCGCCCGAGGTGATCTTGTAGATCTTGCCCGCGAAGTTCATTCCTCGCACGCCCCCGAAAGCTCTTGCAGGGCGCGTTTAGAGAAGTGCTCCCAACCCTCGGAAGACTTGTAGAGCGAGGCTTGCTCCGCGGTATCGAGCCACTCTGCCAAGCCCTCAGGGGAGAGATCGAATTCGGCTACGGCTTGCTCTGCGCTGCGGTCCCCGAAGACCGCGAGCCAGTAGCCCTCGAAGTCCCAAGCCCCGAAGCGAACGGATCCGCGTTCCGTGACGCGAAGGGGGGACTTGCATGTGCAGCAGTCCGCATACACGTAGTTTTCTTGACCGGGTTGGCCCGTGTGAATCCAAGAGCCCACGTTCAGATCCGAAGAGTCGCATTGTGGGCACGCGCTAACGGGCACGAATTCGGGGCTCATTTCGACACCTCCCCCGTGCATGCGTTGATCCCGCGTTGCTCTGCTTCCCATTGGATCTCTTGAAAGAGCAAGTCCGCGCCCTCGAGGGTCTTCTTCGCGGGAAGACGCACGCCTAGCTTTTTGGCAGCCTTCAACGCAAGCCGCATGCAAGCGCCCCGCGTCAAGTCCGCGAAGTTGTTGAAGCCCCCCTTGGCTTGGAGCGCGTAATAGTAGGCGTCTTGGAAAAGAAGGGCTTGCTCCGTTTTGCTGGAAAGAAGCCGGGCTTGCTCTACTTGGCTGATCATGGTCGGGACCCTTTCGGCCGGGCTTCATTGCCCGGATGTCAACTATGCGCGCGGCCCGGGCTGCGCGCAAGCACTCTTTTGGAAATCGACCTACAGCCCAAGACGCGCTAGTAATTCGAGCGCCATGCGAAGCGCGCCGTCCCTTGTCCCTTGCGCTGGCCCCAGGGCTTGCTATAGTTTCCCTGTCGACCTAGGGGTTTAGCTCAGTTGGTAGAGCAGCGGATTCCAAATCCGCAGGTCGTGGGTTCGAGCCCCCCAGCCCCTGCAACCTTGATATCATTAGGGAATCCGGCAAAAACCGGAAGCGCTTCGGAAGGTCCGGTAACCCGGGGGTAACCTGTGCTCGTAGCCCGTGCTGCGGCTCGAAGCGCGGTCTCCCCGAGGTGTGCGTAGCGCTCCGTTACGGTAACGCTCGAGTGCCCGAGCAACGCGCGGACCTCGTCTAGCGTCCAACGGTGCCCCCACCAGCCCGCGATCAAAGAGCTAGCGCACGTGTGCCGCAGATCGTGCCACCTCACGGGGCGCGTGATCCCAACCCCGGCTAGGAGCTTGCGGAAAGTATCGTGCTTGATCAGCTTACCCACTTGGCGACGGGCGCCCGTAGCCGTGGGGAATACCAAGCGCTCGGGGTTCTCTTTGGCAAAGGACGGGAGCAAAGCGAGCCACTCCCTCGCAGCCTCGAGCGCATCCCCGAACAACGGGACACGCCGCGCCTTGCCACTCTTCGGGGGCTTGCCCTTGGCGCCAAGGCGTACGTGCACGTGGGGATTCTCCCCGTGCACTACGAGGTCCGGGAGCTCGAGGGACCACTGTTCACCCTGGCGTAGCCCCGTCCCGATAGCAAAGCGGATCATGAGACGGTAATGCAGTGGGATCGCAGAAGTGAAGCGGATCATGCCTTGCTCTTCGGGGGTAAGGCACGTCCACTTCTCGCGCGTGGTTTCGGCTAGCCCTTTCGTGCGCACGCGTAGCCCGATGCAGGGGTTAGCGTCGATCAACCCCTGCGAGACCGCTTCCGAGAAGATCGTGGACACGAGGGAAAGGACACGCTGCGAGGTCTGTCGGGAGATCGTGCGGCACTCCCGGCGATCTGCGGCTTGCGAAGCGGACACGGCCCGCATGAACGTTGACACGTCCACGGGGCGCACGCGCTCTAGCGCAAGCTTGGCAAAGCTAGAGGGGGCTACGTGTCTGCGCCAACGTCTGCGCTCCCCTTCTACGCCGCGCACCCCGTCTAGCTCGCGCAGATCGAGCACGCGCGGGCCGAAGTCCGCGACGGTCACGCGGGCCACGGCGGAAACCTTGCCCGTACCTAGTAGGTGCGCTGCGCCCCGGTCAATGCGCGCGGCTTCCTCGGGGGTGTCGTAGGTCCCGAGGGAATGCCGCTTGCCTTGCGCATCGGGCGCCGAACGGACCCAGTAGCGCACACGCCCGCGCGTGTTCTGCTTTGTAACGCTCACTTTTGGAACCCCGCGCGCTCAAGTACCGAGAGCACGTGGCGCTCTGTCTCGGGATCTGGCGCGGGGGGCAGGGGACGCACGCGCCTACGCGGCACGCGCTCCGCAGGTTTTCCCTGCTCTTTCGTGATCGTATCTAGGATCTGATCTAGCGCAGCGTGGATCGTTCGGCGTGCATCGGGCGACATGCAACGAAGGATACTCTCTACTTGTTACTAAGTCCAGCGGCCCCCTAGCCTTCGCGCATGCCGCTAGAGGACATTGTAGACCTTACGATCACCGCTGAAACTACCACGCCCTCTAAGCCGGGCTTCGGCGTGCCGCTGATCCTTGCGAATTCTTTGCCCGCAGGCTTCACGGCCCGCACGCAAACCTACGCATCGAATAAGGAAATGACGGATGCGGGCTTCGGCGCTACGCACCCCGCGTACCTCGCAGCGCAGAAGATCTTCTCGCAGAATCCCCGCGTGAAAAAGATCAAGGTCGGGCGCCGCGCGCTCCCGCCTACGCAGGCTTTTACGCTCAAGTGCCTTAGCGCCGTCGAAGGCGACGTGTACCGGATCACCTTCGCGGGTACCGAGATCAGCTACACGGTTCTTGCAGCTGCTACGACTACGACGGTAGCCACGGCTATCGAGCTCTTGCTCGAGGCTGTAGCCGTTGGTTCTGAATTCTCTTCCGCCACGGACACGATCACCTTTACCAGCGCAACCGTTGGCGCCTACTCGGATGTCTCCGGGCTCTCGTCTAACTTCACGTTCACCAATACGACCGCGGATCCCGGTCTCGCTACGGACCTCGCAGCGATCTACGCCGCGGACTCCGATTGGTACGGTCTTACCTCGATTGCCCCGAGCAAGGCCGAAGCTCTCGCTATCGCGGCGTGGGCCGAAGCGAACGGCAAGCTTGCGATCCTGAACACCGCAGACGGCGGGGTCTTGGACAACGCGATCACTACGGACGTTGCAAGCGCGCTTCAAGATGCGGCCTACGTGCGAACGGCTTGCCTCTACTCGGGCCAGCTTCTCTCTCACTCGGCTGCGGCGTGGCTTGGCGAGGGGCTCCCGTGGCCCCCGGGCTCGAGCTCTTGGAAGTTCAAGACCCTTGCGGGTATCACGGCCGACGCGCTTACCGCGGGGCAGCAAGCCAACGCGAAGGCGAAGAACGCTAACACCTACGTAACGGTAGAAGGCGTGAACATCACCCAAGAAGGCTGGTCTGCTTCTGGCGAATTCATTGACGTAACGCACGGTCTCGATTGGCTCCGCGCAGAGATCAAGTTCCGCGTCTACGCGAAGTTCGTAAACGAGCGGAAGACCCCCTACACGGATGCGGGCGTGGCTTCCGTGCTCTCCGTGATTGACGGCGCCTTGAAGGATGCAGTGCGAGCTACGATCCTTGCAGCGGACCCCGCGCCCTACAGCCTTGCTCCGAAGGTCTCGGAGATCGATCCCACCGTGCGAGCTACTCGCTTGCTCCCGGACATCACCTTTAGCGGCACCCTTGCGGGCGCCGTCCACGCAACGCAGATCACCGGGACCCTTTCGGTCTAAGGCGCAAAGAACATGAGTGACTTTTACACGCATGACGCAGATCAGATCGCCGTTGCCGTTGTTGGCATCGTAATCGAGGGGGGCGTAGCCGACGGGGAATACCTGTCTATCGAGGTCCCCGAGAGCTTCACTACGAAGCGAGGCGCCAAGGGTGACGTTACCCGAAGCAAGACCTTCAACGGTGAGAGCACGTGCACGCTTCGTCTCATGCAGAAGAGCCCCACGAACGCCGCGCTCTCGGCTCTCGCAGCCGTGGACGATAAGGCCCCTAACGGTGCGGGCGTAGGTCCTTTCCTCGTGAAAGACTTGCAAGGCGCGACGGTCTACGCCGCGTCCAAGTGCTGGATCAAGAAGCGCCCTGATGGCAAGTTCGGCGCCGAAGATATCCCCCGTGAGTGGCAGATCGGAATCGCTGATCTTGTCGCCTTCGAGGGCGCCTAGCCCTTAGGCATTGCGCGGGGCGTGGGCCCTCGTGCTGGTTCGATTCCAGCCCGCGCAACTGGGGCGCCTCGGGGTCCGTCTCTCCCCCGTGGCGCCCCTCCTAGTCTCCCGCCATGCGAGAGACCAAAGAGAAGACAATCGGCGTTCACACGTACCGCGTTACGCAGCTTGGCGCCCTCACCGGGCGTAAGGTGTTCGCGCGCATGCTCAAGACCCTTGGGCCCCTTGCGAGCTCGGGCGGTGCGGACTTGTCGAAAGCCGTGGGGAACCTCGAGGAAGACTTTGAGTATCTCTGCGATACGTTCGCAAAGACTACCTCCGTCTCGGGCGGGGAGTTCGGCGCGAAGGCTCCGCAGCTAGATACGATCTTCGACGCCCACTTTGTGGGCCGTTACGAAGACATGATCGCGTGGCTCGTGTTCGCCTTGGAGGCGAACTTTGGGGGTTTTTTTCGGGCGCTTGGAAAGACCGCGCCCGATACCCCGGAAACGACGGCGTAAGGATCCGCTTCTCGAAGCTGGCGGAAGAGTCTTGGCCGGTCTTCCGCTTGCTCACTAACCCTAGGCTGCACGTGACCATGCGAGAGCTTGAAGGCACGTGGAACTTTGCAGACTTCTTGACGGCGCATCACACGCTAGATGCGCTCGAGGAAGCCGAAGCTAAGGCCCGTGAGAGGGCCGCGAAGTGAACGCGCTACGGGAGCTTCTTGCGGTCTTTGACATCAAGGTCGGAGGCGAGGCGCAGCTAAAGAGCCTGGACGATAAGATCTCGTCCGTTGGCACCAAGCTAAAGGGGGCTGTAGAGCTCTTCGCGGGGGGCGTGGTAGCCAACGCGGTCAAGGGGTTTATCTCTGAACAGATCGATCTCGGCTCGAAGATCAACGATACCGCAGACCGACTAGGCGTAGGCACGGACGCCTTGCAGGCGTTCCAATTTGCCGCGGGGCTCTCTGGCGTGGAAGCCGAGGGCGCAGCTACGGCCCTGGGGTTCCTGAATAAGAATATCGGCGGGGCGCTTGATGGGAACCAAGAGCTAGCGAAGACGTTCACGGGGCTCGGGGTAGAGATCAAGGGCGCGGACGGGAAGGTCCGGGAGCTCGGGGACGTGATCCCCGAGATCGCAGACGCCTTTTCCAAAATGGGATCTGATCAAGAGCGCACCGCGAAGGCAATGCAGATCTTCGGGCGCTCGGGCGCCTCGCTCTTGCCTTTGCTCAAAGGCGGATCCAAGGGGCTCAAAGAACTAGATGCAGAATTCAAGCGCCTTGGCGGGGGGCTAACGAAAGACTTCATAGAGCAAGCCGACAAGGCAGGCGATGAAATCGACAAGATGAAATTCGCGATGACCGGGCTAAAGTCCCGAATCGTGGGCGAGTTCCTCCCGGGGTTGACCTCCCTGGTTATGAAGTTCCAAGGCGTGATCACAACGATGATCCGCGTAGCGCAGCACACGAACATTGTGAAAATTGCCATGGGTGCGCTAGCCGCGTTCGGCGTGGCGCGGCTTGCGCGTTCCCTGCTTTCCCTTGGCCCGCACGTGCTCGCAGCGATTGCGATCATTGCGGCTATCGTGCTCGTAGTCGAAGACCTCTACACCCTCTTTACGGGCGGGGATTCGGCTATCGGGGACTTCATAGATGCGCTATTCGGCGTGGGCTCCGCAGCCGCAGCCGTCGATTACCTAAAGGCGCAGTTTACCGAGATCCTCGAGACCGCGAGGCAGCTTGGGCCCGTGTTCGATCTGATCGCGAGTGTGCTCGTGCGCGCGTTCGGCGCTGCGCTCCCCGTGCTTGCGGGCTTCTGGAAAAACCAGATCGAAGCTAGCGCCATGTTCTTTAAGATGTTCGTGGAAGGCGTCACGCTTGCGTTCGGCTTGCTCGGGAAGCTGATCAGCTTCGCGGGCACATCCCTTGCGGCTATCGGGGGACAACTTGGCGTAGACGAATTGAAGGGCTTCGGGGAGAAGCTTGCGGCAACGGGCAAGAACGTAACGGCTACAGCCGAGACGAACCCCTACGCCGCAGGGGACTTCCGGCCCGAGCGGGGCTACGGTACGGCGCCCTCTGCATTCGTGCCCCTTCCTACGCCCTCGAGCGTTAGCCAATCGAACCAAGTAGAGATCAACGTGCAAGGCGGGAGCGATCCCGTAGCAACTGGACGAGAGACCGCGGGCGCCCTCGGGGGAGCCTTGAACGGCGCAGCCCTACAGCAAGCCTTCGGCGCCCTCTCGCTTACGGGGTCGGACGAATGAGCGCATACATACAAAGGCCCGGGGGGTCTTCTATCCGCTTCGATCTTGTGACCTCGGAAACTCCCGAGTTCAAGACGACGGTTACGGACTACCCCGTGGAAGCGGGCGCCAACGTGGCCGATCACATGCGCCGGGAGCTCGTGCGCGTAACCCTCGAGGTGTACGTTTCCGATACGCCGATCTATCCCGAAGACCTCGAGGGCAACAATTCCCGAGGGGGCGGGGTGCGCTCTTCGTTCTTGGACGTGCCTCGCCCGTCCCCTACGTTCTCGCCTACCCCGGGCGCCGTCTTCGGCGCCATTGGTAACGCGATCTCAAACCTGATCACGGGACCCGCACCCCCGGTCAAGGTCCAAGCGCTCACCTTTGATACGCAATTCAACGCAGCCGAAGAGTGCTTGAAGCTACTCGAGAAGGTGCGCGACGGCTCGGAACTCGTGGACATCTATACGGACGCAAGGGTCTACGAGGGCTTCGCGCTCGAGCGCATCGGAGGGCCCAAGGTTGATAAGGATACGGGCGGGGGCGCTACGTTCTCCCTGGACTTCAAGGAAGTTCGACGGGCTAACGTTGCTTTCGTAGCTGCGCCTAAGCCTTCGATTGTCCAAGCGCAGAAGATGAAGGAACGTGGCAAGCAAGACCCCGCGCCCGTCTCTGATCCTACGAAGCGATCAGCGATCCAATCGATTCGGAAAGGGTTGCCCAAGTAATGCCTTCGATCATCCCTACAAGCTTCGACCCCGAGACGCCCTACTACAGACAGACAACGTCCCTCGAGGGGCGGGAGTATCAGCTAGAGTTTCGGTATAGCTCCCGGGAGGATGCTTGGTACGTGAGCTTTTACAAGCTTGAGGCGAACCAAGACCGCACGGCGCTAGCCACGGGGATCAAGATCATCCCCTACTTGGATCTTCTCGCGCGCTTCGTGCGCGCAGACCGGCTACCCCCGGGAGAGCTTCGAGCCTTCCCGCAAGGTGGAAGTGATTCGATCCCCGAGCTACAAGACCTCGGGCCGGGGAAGCGCGTAGAGCTCGTGTACTTCGACGCTTCGGAGGTCTGATATGGGCACGCTGCTTTTTGATCGGACGTGGGAGATCCGAATCGGCGCAGACAAGAACCCAAGCGACAAGCTTGGAGGCTTGAACGTCGAAGGGCTGCGCGTGTCTTTCCACGTCAAGAAGACCGTCAAGCGGGAGCCCAATACCTGCGAGCTAAAGATCTGGAATCTCTCGGAAGAGTCTCGCGCGAAGCTATCCGCCAAGGTCTTGAACGTTTCGGTAAACGCCGGGTACAAAGACACGGGCTTGCATCAACTCTACCTCGGGCAAGTCCGGGCTGCGGTCTCTCGAGTGGACGGCCCGGACATTGTAACTACGGTCTCTTCTGGCGATGGCGAGAAGGCGCAGCAAGGCACGTGGATCAATCAACCCGTTGGCGCGTTGACGCCCGCGCTCCAAGTCTTTCAAGCAATCGTGGGGGAGCTTGGGAAGAAGGGCGTAGGCGCTGGTAACGCGGGGGAGCTTGCGGCACTGCTAGCCGCTAAGGGTGTCGTTACCTTTCACCCTACAGGGGGCGTGCTCTCGGGGAATGCTTCTATGGTACTCACGGACCTTTGCCGGTCTGCGGGGATCGAATGGTCGATTCAAGACGGAGTGATCCAATTCGTGGACGTGGTAAAGCCGCGGTCTAACTTTGCCGTTAAGCTCTCCCCGGCTACGGGCTTGAAGGGCTCGCCTACCGTGAACGCTAAGGGAGATGTTGACGCTAAGTGCGCCTTGATCCCAGGGCTGCGCCCGGGAGATCTTGTCGTGTTCGATTCCGTGGCAGTGAAGGGGGGCTACAAGATCTCAGAGATCGAATACGTAGGGGACTCCCACGGGGACGAGTGGGATGCAGAG